TTTTCGGCATCGGTGGCGACCTTGTCGAGGATCTCGCTGCGCGCTGCATCGAGTGTGACGCCGCGCTTGACGAGATCGTCGGCGAAGCTGCGCTCGAGGTGCAGGCGGCCTGCAAGATCGTAGATGGTTCCGACACGCTCGCGTTCGGAATCGCGCGCGCGGGCCGCAATCGTCTCCGCATCGATCACAGGTGTGTTCGATGCCCGATCCTGTGGAGTGCCGGCAGCCTGACGGGTCTGCGTTTCTTCGGTTTCGGTAACAGCGTCGTCCATGGCTGCTTTCTCCTGAGTTGGGGCGTCGGCACGGTGGACGACGCAGGGGTGAAGGGGTTCGTCGGCGCGGAAGCCCGCTGCCGGATCAGCACCGATGGGCACTGCGGAAATCTCGAAGGGCGTCCAATCGACCGCGCGCCACAGCTCGGGCGCGCCTGCCTGTTTCGTCACCTCGAAGCGATGGACCTGGTAGCCGATCGAGACCGCGCGGATATGCCCAGCCTCGACGTCCTTCCAGAGCGGTTCGACTTCGGCCCGGTCTGAGAAGCGAACACGGGCGATGCCGCGTCCATTCTCGATGCGGGCACTGCCTGGCACGACCGAACCGATGATGCTGTCGAGCACGGAGGCATCGTGAACCTTCAAGAGCGGCGCGCCCGCGTTGAGGCGATCGAGACGGACGGCGCGCGGATCCATCGCCAGTTCCTCGTCGAAGGGATCGCCGAAGAACGGATGACGGCGCACGCGGGCGCCTGTGGACCAGACCACGTCGATGGTGCGCTCGGCCGCATCGATCGACGCAGGCAACAGGTCCGCCGCCCGCGTCAGCGGTGGCAGGTCGATGTTTCGGGTCATGGGGCAAAAGCTCAGATGTCAGGACTGTAGGGTTGGCCGTTGGCGTCGGCCTGCATCACGCCGGTTTTCGTCACGCGCCGCGGATCGCTGTCGAGAATGAGCCCGAGGGCGTCGATCTTGGCGTTCATGGCGGCGATCTCCGCGAGCACGGCGTCGGGGTTGTGACCCTGGCGGGCGATGGCCTGTGCCAGCGACATGGTGCCCGAGCGCAACGCCAAGAGATCGGCCATCGCGTCCTTCAGCGGGTCCACGGCTTCGAAGCGTGGCGGAGACCATTCGACCGCAATGTCCGGCCGCGGCAGTTTCCCGGCAGCCCATGCGGACTGGCAGAACCAGACCCACATGGGCTGGCAGAGAACCGGGATGACGATCTGCCACTGGACGGCGTCGATCAGCCGGCGAAACTCCACGAGCCCCGCCCGGATCGATGAATAGTTCACCTGACTGAGATCGCCGGTCAGCAGCTCGTAGGGCATGCGGAAGCCCGCCGCCACGATGTGAAGCTGCGCGCGGAGCCACTCGCCGACACCCGCTGTCGTGGCGGGCTGATTGAAGCGGATGTCCTTGCCGCCGCGCGCATAGGCGATCAGCCCGGGCTCGAACTGTTCGACGCGGTTGCCGTCGGCGTCGACTACTGAGGGGGCGATGCCTTGGTCGGCTTCATCGGCGCCAAGCACGATGCCGACGACACAGGCTTCCGTCTTCTTGCGGACCAATTCGGCTTGCGTCCAATCGTCGAGATCGCGCAGCGCGCGCATCACCGGCGTGCCCCACGGGACGCCGCGCACCTGCGTGCGCTGTTTCTCGTAGAGATGCAGCACCTCGCTGGCCGGGATGGCGAGGCTCTCCAGACGTCGGCGCATGGTGACAACAGCGTCGCCCGGATGCTGCGCATGGAGCCAATAGGCGCGGCGTCGACCCAATGGATCGAATTCGATGCCCTGAAGCAGCCGACCGCCATCGGCGAGATCGCCGGTTCGGGTGTTGTCCAGGAGATCGGCTTCGATGATCTGGATCTGGAGCGGAACGGCCAGACCATCGCTCAGACGTCGCGGGCGGCGGCGGATCAGCACCTCGCCAGCCTCGATCATCTCCCGCACCGCCAGGGTCTGCAGCCCGAAGATGTCGAGCTGTCCATCGGCGTCGCAGGCGGCGGACCATTCCGTCCAGAGCCGATCCACCGTCTCGTCGAGCCTGGCGTCACTCGTCGCAGCGCGCGGAATGATGCCGCTGCCGACGATGTTGTTGACCAGTACGGACACAGCTTTCGCCGCGTGCGGGTTGTTGCGGGTGAGATCGCGCATGCGGTCTCGCAACAAGCCGCTGGCGGCGGCGATCTCGGCATCAGCCGATGTTCCTGCCGCCTTCCAGCCGTCTGTGCGCCGCCCCTTTGCCGCGCCGTCATACCCACGGGTCTTGGCGCTAAGCGCCTCGAAGCTGCGCCGAGCGAGCGCCCGCCTCACACCAGCCTCGGGTGCGGCCCACGCAACCATCCGGTCGAGGAAGGTGACCTGGCTCACCGGTCGCCTCGTCCGAACCCGGCATAGCCCGCGATCTGACGCGACACGCCGGACGATGCCGTGATCTCGGTCTCGATGGTACGGATCCGCTTCAAGAGGTCGTCCGCCGATCCATATTCAACGGTCTTGCCGTCATAGCTGACCCTAAGCGTGCCGCTGGCATAGGCGCGCTTCAGCGCATCGAGTTCGTCGGTCGTCCAGGCCATGACATATCCTCAGAACCACTTCCCGCGCGGGCCGAGCCAATCGCTCTGCCGCTTGGTGGATGGCGGGTTTGGACGGGCGAGACGCCCGGCTTCGATGTTCGAGTGCGTGTCGTCAGAGTCCGCAGGCTGGGGGCCGACCTGATCTTCGAGATCGCGCCACTTGTCCTCGGACCAGCGATCGGCTCCGGCGATCCAGACGGCAGCGCGGGCGTAGACCCGGCAGTCCAGCGCCTCATTGCGTTCGCGAACCTTCTGCCATTCGAGCTTCTGGAAGCCGCGCTTGGTCGTGACGGTCACGAGATGCTCGGCGACGAGTTGCTTCACCCATTCGGCATCGACGCCCTGTGGAAGGTGCACAAGTCCGGCCGGGCCCTGCGCTCCATCCGCCGCGTCCTCGTCGGTGGGCTTTGAAAGCCGCAGAAAGCGATAGGTCTCGGCCTTGAAGGTCGCGACGGCGATCGTCCAGAGCCGTGCGCCGCGGCGGATCTTCCGGCCACCTTCCGTCGCATCGACAAAGGACGGGCCAGTCACCGGCGCTGCGCGATTGAAGCCTTCGACGCCCTTGATGGGAATGACCTGCGCAAATCCCTGCTGGCGCGCCCATGCATAGACGGCTGGCGCTTCGAACCCTGTGTCGATCGCGAGTTTCGACAGGCTCAAGCGAACGCCATGGGCGTGCGGCCATGTCTGGCCGAGGAGATCCGTCAAAGCGTCCCAAGCCTCGGCGCTGTCCGGGCCGCCGGGAATGACGATGTGGTCGACGAGCCAGCTCGCGAACCCACGACCCCAGGCCCAGATCGAGACTTCGATGCGATCCTTCTGGATGTCGGCGCCCGCCGTGAGAAACAGACCGCCGCTCGGCACCGTGCCGATGCGCCATGGCTCGCGCCGCTCGTAGAGCCGCAGCCAGTCCGGTGCTTCGCCGGTCTCGATCCAGGTTTGGCCGAGGACGCCGTTCTTGAAGCTGCGTTTGGCTTCGTCGCTCGTCTGCGCGGCTTCCCACATCCGGGCGATGTCAGCCCATGAGAGCCAGCCCACCGGCGAATAGAGCCCGGAGAGGTGGTAACCGACGGTTCCCGAATGCGCATCGTCGCGCGTCGGACGCCACTCGCCGGACATCATCAAGGCCGTCTTGTGATGCTCCTCGATCCGGCCCTCACAGGCTTCGCAAGAGTAGTGCGCCGTGTTCGGTTGACCCTTCTCCCAGCGCAGGCGTTCAAAGCGGAGCCACTGGCGATGATCGCAATGCGGGCATGCCACGAAATAGCGCCGCTGGTCGCTCGCCTCGAACTCGCGCTCGATCCGCGAGACGCCATGGATCGTCGGCGTCGATGTCAGGAAGACCTTCGAGCGCCAAGAGAACGTTCGCGTGCGGGCCTCGGCCAAGGCGACCGGATCACCTTCCTCGTCGGCGGACGGCGGATAGGCGTCGACCTCGTCGAGAAACAGATAGCGCGCCGGCATGGAGCGCAGGCCGACCGCACTGTTCGCGCCGGTGATGACCAAAAGCCCTGCCGGGAACTCCTTCGACAGAACCGTGTTGCCGGCGTCGCGCGAGCGTTGCGGTTTGACGCGCTCGCGGAGCACCGGGCTTTCCGCGATCAGCGGATCAATACGCTGGCGCGAGAAACGCTTGGCCAATTCCACCGTCGGCTGAACGGCAAGCATGGGTCCCGGCGCGTGATGAATGACATAGCCGATCCAGTTGTTGCCGGCCTCGGTCGCCCCGACCTGCGCCGCCTTCATGAAGACGATGCGGCGACAAGGATGCGAAGGTGAGAGCGCATCCATGATGGCGCGCATGTAGGGCGTGCGGTCGGTTCGATACCGTCCGGGCTCTGCCGACGCTCTCGGGCTCAGGAACCGATGCCGGTCTGCCCATTCCGAGACGTTGAGCGCAGGATCGGGTGTCAGGCCATCGCGCCAGGCTTGGGCAAGCGCATCGACGCCTTCGAAGGCGAACAATTCATCGGAAGTCTGTGGCGACCTCGGCGAGATCGGCGAGGTGCGCTCGGACATGGGTCTCCAGAACCTTCTGCATCGCGTGTGCTTCGAGGCCGAGCTCCGCTGCCATCAGCGCCGCGATCCGCGCAGGCCAGTTTGCCCACGCATCGCGCTCCTCGCGCGCCAGTCGAAAGACGAGAGCTGTCGCCCGCGCCCGATCGATGACTTCGCCCTTCATGCGCTGCAGACGCAGACGCCGTTCCTGAGCCTTCAGCACCTCGTTGGCGGTCTTGGCCTGGAGGAACGTCGTTCCGCCGCCAGCCGGGGACGGCGTGATTCCGCTTTCGCGAAGCGTATCCCCGACAGCGGACAACGCCGTATCGGGAACGGGCTTCAGCTTTGCTCCACCGCCCTCCCCAGGCTGCTTCGAGGGGTCGGTCATCGACGCGCGGCGCGCATCGCTTGCCCGTGCATCGATGGAACCATCGGCATGAAGGACAAGCCGCCCCGACGTCTTCGCCTTCTGGATCGCACCCCGCGACAAGCCGACATGGGACGCGTACTGGCGCTCGCTCATGCCCTGCATGTCTGCTCCAAAAACATAATGGTTTGATGCACTTATTGCCTTGATAAGCGTCCGGGACAGAGCCTGTATGGGGTCACGAACCAAGGAGACCCCGGATGACCAGCCGCACCAAGAACGCCCAGGCCCTCGACGCTTTCATCGCCCGCAAGGTCGAGATCGACGCCATGCTGGCGCGACTTGTCGCCCTGAGCGACGACCATTTCGATGTACATCCGGACGAGGTGCATTGGGGCCATGTCGGGACGCTTGCCCACTACGCCGAACTGCTCAAGCGCATCACCGAAAGCGCCTTCCGCGAAGGCGAACACGCCGAATGATCCAGCCGACCGCCGTGCCAGCCCCGCGCTCGCGGGGTTGGCCTCGTAGAAGCGCCGCGATGGTCGCGCCGCTCTCGAACCGGAGGTTCCGATGACCCAGCTTTCCGACACCCAAGTCATCATCCTGAGCGCTGCTGCACAGCGACCCGAGCGCATCGCCCTGCCACTGCCCGACAGCCTGCGAGGAGGAGCCGCAGCCAAGGTCGTCGGCGCGATGATCGCGAAGGGCTTGCTGCACGAGGTCGAAGTAAACTCACGACGTGGCGAACCGGTCTGGCGCGAAACCGGCGACGGCCACGGCACGACGCTGGTCGCCACCGACGCGGGTCTTGCCGCCATCGGCATCGAGCCGGATGATGCCGACACTGCGCGCCGGAGCGCGACAGAAGTGCCGCCGGAGGATCCCACACCGGACGCTGCTCCCGAGCGCGCATCTTCGACGCGCACGCCACGCGCCGGGACTACGCAGGCCTCGCTGATCGCCATGCTGCGCGCGCCCGACGGCGCAACCATCGAGGAGATCACCGCAGCCACCGGCTGGCAGGCCCACACGGTGCGCGGCGCGATTGCCGGAGCACTGAAGAAGAAACTCGGGCTTGAAGTCTCGTCCGAGAAGGTTGAGGGGCGCGGAAGGGTTTACCGGCTTCCAGCAGCCTGATCGCATACCGGAGAACTCAGGCCGCCGCCCTAACCGGGCGGCGGTTTCTCAACGCCACGACAACAGTTCGTGGGCGGCCGCCTGCAAGATGTCCTGCATCATGCGCGTCTATTCGTTCGTCATGCCGCCCTGAGATGCTCGTGACGAACATCGAGTGACATGACATGCTGCTCGGAAAGTTTGAGCGTGGTGGTACAGAATGGCCGAAAACAAAGGTGATCGTAGAGCAATCATTGATCGTGACAGCCTGCCTGCAAACTGGCCCACCCATCGCCATGCCCCCGAATTCTGGGAGCAGCTTGGTAGAACTGTCGCGACT